ATATAAAATTATTACCGTTAGGGAAACGTCTTAAAGTTATCAAAGATCTTAAAAAAGAATTAACCTAACCATGAACCTACACCGTTTTATTCGCCCTTGTCGCTTGCCAATAATTCTCGATGTTCAATACAGTGACTCGGGTGAACTATTAACCGCCTTTACTTATGACTTGTCACCCGAGCCATTTCAAAATGATGAGCCGAGAATGGGCCATTGTGATGAGTTTACTTATGACAGTTTACTTAACCAAATTATCGGGAAGCCTCGGGAAATTTCTGAGGAAGAGCTCAGCACTTTATTAACCTGAAAAATAAATTAAATAAAATTATGAAAACCATTACAATATTACTCGAAGATGAGAATGAAGTCTTCGAAGATACCGCCCATCACGAAATTGAATCTTCAATACGAGAGGTTGTTAGTCAGTTCCTCGAAGACTTTTATGTTGTCGAGGTGCAAATAAATAATGATTGGGGGAACAGTCCTTATAACAACAACGAAGAGAAATAAAACAATTTATGAAAACTACAAATACAACAACAACAGCAAAAGAAATTAGACCTCTACTAAATCAAACGGTAATCATTAACCGCCTCTTAAAATCTATGAGGAACCACTCGGGATTTGACGAGGATTATTTAAAGGACAGTACAAAACACAATGCCTCGCACTGGCGAAAAATAGGTATGTTTATCCTTGTCAAAAAATTTGGATTTACCTATGAAACTGCTGCGAATGTTTTCGGTAAGCATGCACCGCATTGTCACATTGTCGTAAAACAGGTAGCTAATTTATTAACGACCGAGGGTAAAAAGCATTTAGCGTTGCCCTATGTTAACCAAGTGATGTTCGATATTGAATCTTAATAATTATGAACATTGTTTTTATTTGGGTAGGCGGGGTGCTTTTATGGTTCCTCGTGATCCTCGTGATACTTAGATTTTTCTCTATTAATGATGTTGACTAACCCTAACTTCAGCACTTATTATTAACCGTATTCACATTCGAGGGAGCATCAGTGAGTTTTTTTTTGAGTAGTTTTGTTAGGTAGTTCTACTCTTCTTTTCACTGGTGCTTCCTTTTTTTATTATTTTTTGATAACCTAATTTGACACTATAAATTACTTAATATAATTTAAATAAAATATAGTACTATTTTAGTACCTTTTTTTAAAAACAACTAGAAAGAAACCTAACAAAATGGCTATACGTAGATCAGGACGCAGATTCCTCGCTGATTTTATGAGCGAGGGGGTACGCTACAGAAAACAATTTCCAACTAAAGAAGAAGCTTTAGCTTGGGAGAGTAATTTAAAACTTGCGATCTCTCGGGGTGATTCAATCGACAAGGAAGAAAAATCTTTTAAACCTCTATCATTACAAGAATTGTTTGATAGGGTCATTAACCGCCACTGGAAAGATACCCCGAATGAGAACACGGCAAGAAACCACTGTTATCAGATAGAGAATTTCTTTGGACCGAAGACCCTTATAAAAAACATAACCACTGAGAAGCTCGATAAGTTTGTTTTGCATTGTAAGGATAAGGGTAATGCACCTGCAACGATCAAGCTTAAACTAGCGACGATGGGCAAGGCGTTTTCATTTGCGGTTGAGCGCGAGCTACTCGACAAGAAACCTCACTTCCCTCGTATTAAAGTAAGCAACGAGCGCATGGTTTATTTTACTGAGGATGAAGAGGTAGAGATTTTAAACTACCTCGAGGAAAATGGGATGGATTACTTTTATGATTTTTTTGTATGGCAAATTGATACTGGAATGAGACCTATCGAGTCTCGTTATCTTCATAGAAGGAACATAAAGAAAGATCCAGTTCTCGGACCTTGTGCTTATCTGCAAAAAACAAAGAACGGAGAAAAGCGAACAATCCCATTAACTCGAAGAGCGATGTTGGCTGTTGAAAAGCATCATCAATCAAAAGATTATCCTTGGGCGCATTGGACCAAAGATCGAATCAGACGCGCTTGGGATAAAGTTCGTGATGCCCTCGGTAGATCAAAAGATAAAGATTTTATTTTTTATGTTTGTCGGCACACTTGTGGCTCGAGACTGATACAAAGGACAAACAATTTGCTATTGACAAAAGAGTGGTTGGGGCATAAAGACATAGCTCAAACCCTTAGATATGCTCGGTTGTCACCGCAGAGTTTTATTAGCGGTCTTAACGCACTAGAATACCCATCTTCAAGTGGTGACAATAAGGTGACAAATATGTCAGCATTTGGTGACAACTTGGTAGATTTAAAACATGGAGAGAAAGTCAGTTAAAGCGAGTATGGATAAGGGTTTAAAGAGTTGTGCGGCTGTGACGGAATTGGTAGACGTGCCAGATTTAGGTTCTAGAGAATCTATTGTCATGACGATAAAACCGCAGAACTCTAACCTTTATCCCACCTCGGAAATTGTCAGCGCACTCTTATAAAGGCTATTGCTAACCTGACAATTCACTGACAATTATTTTACATTATGTTAGATCAAAACCAACTCAATGAAGAGATGACCGCGCTTGGGATAAGCAGGTATAATAATCAAATTGAATCGGCTCGGGAGCAGAAGGAAACGGGAAGGACTAAGGCGGGGCAGACATTAATTCGTGAATTGCTTCCCGCGTTTGCAACAGCAATTAAAGGTATCAGTTACAAGAACAAAACTAAACACAATAGATGGATGCGGGAGTTAAAGGAATACGACCCAAAGAAAGCAGCGTTCCTCGTTCTTAAAACTACACTCGATACATTCCCGCAAAAGCATTGTACTTACACATCAATGAGTTACTCGGTAGGTAAGGCGGTAGAGTTTGAGTTAAGGTTAAAACATTTATTAAAGACTAACGAAAAAAAGGGATCGGGAATTATCCTCGGTGCTAAGAGAAGAGCGAAGGCTTCGCAGTTTAGGCATATACAATTATCAATGAGGCACGAGGAAGAGAAGGAGGGCATACCAGACTTTGAACCTTGGTCAAGACGAGACCGAATAATGTGTGGAATGACTCTTATAGAATTATTAAGGGCTTCGACTGGTCTTATTGAATACAGTTACATAAGAGAAAAAGGAAGGAAGGCTCACACTCGTTTTGTAACTCCCTCGCCTGTTACTTTGGAATGGATGGAGAACTTTAATAACTACCGAGCGTTGATGGAACCTTTCTGGTTACCCTCTCTGGATCTTCCCGCTGACTGGACAAGTGTTTGGGAAGGTGGTTACCGTGCAGAAGGTACACAATTACCCGAGGTTACCTTGATAAAAACGAGGGACAAAGATTTTCTAAGATCACTTAAAACCGCTGATCTCTCGGAGCCTATAAGGGCTATCAATTTAATTCAACGGACACCGTGGCAGATTAACAACAAGGTATTAGACTTAGCGACTTGGGCTTGGGATAATAACATACCTATCGGATCGACTATGGTCCCGCAGGAGGACGAGGTAAAACCACCATTCCCTGTAGATGGTGATGAGAATAAAGCTAGTAGAGACACTTGGGCTAAGATGGCGAGCGGGGTGCATCGAAGGAATAACTCTTCGAGATCCAAGAGAGTTCTTTGTGCTAAAATTATAGGACTAGCTGAGAGGTTTCGAGGGTACAGATTCTTTGCTCCTCAGAACTTTGACTTTAGAGGAAGAGCATACCCTATTAACTCGTTTCTACACACCCAAGGTCCAGATCTTTGTCGGGGGTTACTCGAGTTTTATCGGGATGTTAGGGTAAAAGGTAAGGAGGAGGCAAAGTGGCTTGCAATTCACGGAGCAAACACTTGGGGATTTGATAAAGTTACGCTTGATGAAAGAGTTAAGTGGACTTATGACAACACCGAATGGATTTGTAAAATAGCAACCGATCCTACCTCGTTTACCGAGTGGATTGATGCGGATTCACCTTGGCAATTTATAGCATTTTGTTTTGAGTGGAAAACTTTTGCTGATAGTGGGTTCGAGAGATTACGTACAAGGATTCCTATAAATGTTGATGCCACTAACAACGGTCTACAAATCCTCTCGATCCTGACTCGGTGTGAATATGGTTGTAAGGCTACTAACGTAATACCAACAGGTGGGGTAGCTGATATTTATAATGTGGCTCGGGTAAGAGCGGAAGCATCTATGAAAAAGGATGCCCGAGAAAACCACCCGTTTGCACAAGCTTGGTTGGACTATGGTATTAATCGAGATACGCTAAAACGGCCGTGCATGACGTGGAGTTATGGGTTAACGATGTACTCGTGCCGTCAATATATACTCGATTGGTTCGAGAAAAAGATACACGCTGATGATTGCCCGAGTCCCTTCTGTGATAAGGAGTTTTATAAAGCTGTTCACTACTTATCTGTAGTTGTTTGGAATGCTATTGAAGAGGTTCTCGATTTACCTAAACAGTGCATGGAGTGGTTACAAAAAGTCTCAAAGATTCTTAGTAAAAACAAAAGACATATTCAGTGGGTTACGCCCTCGGGCTTTGTTGTTAAGCAGGACTACCGAAAGATTAAGACTTCTCGGGTAACTACTAATATAAGTGGCGAAGCTTTATGGGTAAGGTTTGGGGAAAGCATGGAAGAAATTAGTCCCATTAAACAATCTCAAGGTGTATCCCCAAATCTTGTTCACTCCCTTGATGGTACTTTACTACACAAAACAGTTAACAGTGCTAACGATAAAGGTATCTATGACTTCTCTATGATCCATGATTCGTACGGGACGCATTGTAAAAACATACCGATACTTAATGAAGTCATCCGTGATGAAGCTGTTAAAATGTTTAGCGAAGATTACCTAAGAGACTGGTTAAGTCAGATAAAAAAACAGAACCCTGACCTAGAATTTCCCGAGCCACCTGAGTATGGTTCAGCCGACATCTCGCAAATTAGAGATAGTCCGTACTTCTTTTCCTAAAACGGAAAACTTAAAGACAAATAATAAATAATAAAACGAGATAAAGATAAATGAAAAAAGTAATTGTAACGCCACTAGGAAAGGCTGTATTTCCTAAAATAAATCAACCCGATTTCAAGTTTGATGAGATGGGGGTTTATAGTTGTAAGCTTCATGTGTCTGAGGAAGACTTTAATAAGTTTTCTTCGCAGGTCGAGGAGTTAGCAGAGTCAGCATACCAAGCGGAGCTTACTAAACAAGGTAAGAATAAGCTTAAAAAAATGCAGACATTACCTATTCGTATTACCGAAGAAGGTGACTTTGAAATCTACAGTAAACAGCCCGCAAAAAAGAATACATCTAAAGGTGTCCTCGAATTTAATGTGGCTATGTATGATTCCGAGGGAAACAAATTACCAAGTGACACAAACATAGGGAGCGGAAGTAAACTACGACTCAGCGTAGAGTTTGCGCCTTGGTATGTTCCGAGTATTGGCTTCGGCTATACCCTGCGATTACGTGCTGCCCAAGTTATCGAGTTAGTGGAGTATTCGGGAGCGGGAGGAGGCAACGCGGAATCGATGGGATTCGGAAAAGTCGAAGGAGGATTTGTAGGTGAATCATTAGAGTTCAACAATGAGACAGGCGAAGAAAAGAGTAGTTCCTCGAGTGTCCCGTTTTAGGTCCAAGTTCGAAAGAGATACTGCCCTCTCCCTTAAGCGGGAGGGGGTAGACTTCGAATACGAGACGATGCGGATTAAGTATCAGAAGTTTTGTACTTACACACCCGACTTTATATTTCCTAACGGTGTCATAATTGAAGCTAAAGGATTTTTTAAACCGAGTGATAGGACTAAGCATCGTCTCATCCAACAACAGCATGGAGATCTTTACCATATAAGATTCTTGTTTATGAACGCACACCAAAGACTTAACAAAAACAGCAACACTACATACGCCAACTGGTGTGATAATAACGGTTTTATGTGGTGCCATAAGAAGATACCTAACGAATGGGCAACAGCAATACTATAAAATCAGATCAACCTTGTGACCATTGCGGTTCCTCGGATGGCAAAGCGTACTATGATGACAATCACTCGTATTGTTTCTCGTGTAGAAAGACTATTCAACATGATCCTATTGATGGTGGTGACCCTATGGACACTCCTATTCCCTTATCGTCATCATCACCTAAAGATTTTTCCGATTATTTTGGAGGTTATCCCGAGCCTATAAGTGATCGGGGATTACACTCGGATACATGCAGGAAGTTCTCGTATCATATTGGTGAGGACAACTCTGGCAACGAGGTACACATAGCGAACTTTAAAGATGACGATGGGAATATTGTCGGCCAGAAGATACGAGGAGAAGACAAGAAGTTTATAATAAAAGGAAAAGTTACCGATAGATTTTTCGGGCAACATCTTTTTGTTAACGGAGGAAGGATGCTCGTTTGTACAGAAGGCGAGCTAGATTGCCTAACAGTTTCACAATTAGGTGGTAATAAATACCCAACAGTTTCCCTGCCAAATGGCTGTCAGTCAGCGAAGAATGTATTTAGAAAGAATTTAAAGTGGCTCGATAACTTTGAGAAAATTATCCTTATGTTTGACGAGGATGAGCATGGCAGGAAAGCGGTTGAAGAAGTTGTCTCGATAATTCCCCAAGGTAAAGCTTACATCGCTCGGTTATCCGAGAAGGATGCCAACGAGATGCTTATGAAGGGTAAGGGGCAAGAGGTTATTAAGGCGATGTGGGACGCTAAGAAGTGGTCACCCTCGGCAATCATAAACGGCACTGAATTGTTTGATAGGATCTCCCGAGCTAAACCGAATGAAGATAGTATTCCTTATCCCTTTGAAGGTCTTACAAAAATGACCCGAGGAATCAGGACGGGAGAAATTAGTTTGTTTTGTGCGGGAAGTGGGGTCGGCAAGTCCCAAGTTTGTCGGCAGATTGCTCATCATATCCTGACTACTACCGAGTGCAAGGTAGGGTACATAGCGTTAGAAGAAAGTATCGAAAGATCTGGTCAAGGTATCCTCGGTATTGAATTAAAGAAACAGTTACACCTCGAACCTTTTGAAGTAGACGAACAATTTACCGAGGGTTACCAAAAGACTATCGGGTCTGGTAGATTTTTTCTGTATGACCATTGGGGTTCGATGAATACTGATGAGCTTCTTTCTCATATTAGGTTCATGGTGCAAGCGGAAGGCGTAACCCATCTGGTGCTTGACCATATTTCTATAGTAGTTTCGGGAATGGCGGAGGGTGAAACTTCGGAGAGGAAAAGCATCGACATCTTGATGACTAAACTTAGAGCTTTAGTTGAAGAATCTAAGTTCTCTCTTATACTGGTCAGCCACCTTAAAAGACCCGAGGGCAACCGAGGATTTGAAGATGGGTTAGCTCCTAACTTATCAGCACTACGCGGATCGGCATCGCTCAGTCAGCTTGCAGATCAAGTGATTGGATTGAGTAGGAATCTACAATCAGATGAAGATAAACACACAACCACGGTCACAGTTTTAAAAAATAGATTCTCAGGGGAAACAGGTATCGCCACTTACCTCAAGTACAATCCCGATGATGGGGTACTTAGTGAGACATCTTTTAAGGGAGATTTTAGCAACCATGAATAGAAAAATTATGAAATACAAACTACTAGTAGCCGACATAGAAACTAACGCGATTGGGAAACACAATGGGCTTACCATGTGGTCAACTCAATTAGGTCTTGATACCATGCACTGTATGTCTATTTTGGATGCAGAGACAAGAGAACTTTACGAGTTTAATACACATAAACAAAACATAGCCGAGGGTATCTCGATGCTTAAACAAGCGGAGTATGTTGTCTTCCATAACGGTATTGGTTTTGATGTTCCCGCTCTTCATAAGTTGTTCGGGATATCTATTCATAAAGTTATAGACACTATGTTGATGGCTAAAATATTATTCCCTGACATTGGTGATAGTGATTTTAAACGGGAGAATTTCCCTAAGAAACTAATAGGCTCTCAGTCTCTTAAAGCTTGGGGGATACGCCTCGGTAATCTTAAAGGGGATCACGGGGAAACCGAGACATGGGAAAACTTCAGCCCCGAGATGCAACAGTATTGTAATCAGGATGTCCGAGTTACCTTCTCGTTATATGAACATTTGTTGAAGGCCAACACTTCATCGAAAGCTCTCGTGATGGAGCATGAGTTTGCAAAGATTATCCGTTTACAAGAACTTAATGGTTTTCCTTTTAACGTGAAGAAGGCTGAGGAACTAGCTCGGGATCTTATGGTGAGAAAGATTGAGCTTGATAAAGAACTACAGGAAGTCTTTCCGCCTAGTATTGTGGAAATGAAAAGACCCGCAGGTTGGACGGTTGAGGTAGAGGGTATCGACTTTACAGCTAAGACAAAAGGGCAACTCAAAGAAGAACTAAAAAGAGCAGGGTTTAAACAGACGATAGCAAACCTTGCGGAGAAGACAGGTAACCAAACAAGAGAAGTGCCTTTTAATGCGGGAAGCCGTGACCAAATAGCGGAGAGGTTAATAGCTAACGGTTGGAAGCCTCAGGCTTACGATGGTAAACGCCCTGAGATAAATGAAGCTGTTCTCAAGAAAATAAATACCAAGGAAAGTTTGAAGCTTCTCGAGTATCTCCTAGTACAAAAAAGATTAGGTCAACTGGTCGATGGTAGATACGCTTGGCTTACTTGTGTAACTCCCGAGGGTCGTATACATGGATCTATTAATACAGTTGGAACTGTTACAGGAAGATGCACTCACTCACAACCAAATGTATCCGCTGTTCCCTCGGTTCGCGCAGAGTACGGTGAGGAAACTCGAGGACTCTTTAAAGCTCCTGAGGGTAAAGTTCTCGTAGGTGCTGATGCAAGTGGCATCGAGTTGAGGATGCTTGGCTCAGTGTTGTTTAAATATGACTCAGGTAAATATGTTCGGGAGATTCTCGAGGGTGACATTCATCAAGTTAATGCGGATGCTCTCGGGATTACCCGATCAGAAGCTAAGACTTGGATCTATGCCTATCTTTATGGATGCGGTAACCAGTTGCTCGGGGAGATTGTCGGCAAGGGAATGAAGGAAGGAAAGAGGTTACGACAAACATTCCTTAAGAAGATGCCCTCATTTAAAAAGTTAACCTCTGATATTGATAAGGCTGTTGATACACAAGGACACCTTATTTCGATTGACGGAAGGATCTTAAAGATACGCTCGAAACATAAAGCACTCAACTCTCTGTTACAAAGTTCAGCAAGTATTGTAATGAAACAAGCGTTGATTGAGTTTGTTCGGGACCACGCTAAACATCCTTATGAACTCCATGCCAACGTGCATGACGAGGTACAGTTCTCTTGCAAGAAGGAACACGCTAATGATTTAGGGAGAGCTTTCGTGACTGCTCTCGGTACAGCGGGGAAGACACTCGGTATTAAATGCCCTTTGGATGGTGAGTTTAAAGTAGGAAATAACTGGGCAGAAACACATTAATAATAATTATGAGCAAACAAAAAAGAACAAGTTACGTTGATGGGGATATGATAATGTATCGGGCTGCTTTTGCTTCCGAGCAAGAGACCAAGTGGGAAGACGACATTTGGACTCTTCATAGTTCCGAGACGGACATGAAAGTAATTATTGATGACATGATCGAGTTTGTTTGGGACGCTACACAATGCGAAGAGTTGCACCTCGTATTTTCGGACTCCCGAAACTTTCGTTATAATATTTTTCCCGAGTACAAAGCGAACAGAAAAGATAAAAGAAAACCTCTTGGATTAAAAGCTATGACCGAGTGGGCTTTCAGGAATTACAATGGCATCCGATGGAACAACCTCGAAGCTGATGATGTTATCGGAATACTTTGTTCTAATTCAAAAGATAACGTAGCGGTAAGTGCTGATAAAGATTTCGCAACCTTGCCCGAGTGCGAGTGGTTCAACTTTATTAGCAAAGAAACCAGTTTTATGACCCAAGAGGAAGCGGATTACAATCACCTTGCTCAATCAATGTCGGGAGATACAGTTGATGGTTTCTCGGGAGCTAAAGGGATTGGAAGTGTAACTGCTAACAAACTCTTAGATAAGAATGGAGCGACTTGGGAAACAGTCGTGAAGGCTTACGAGTCAAAAGGACAAACAGAAGAAGACGCTCTCTTGAACGCTCGGCTTTCCTACATCCTTAGAAACAAAAACGAATATAACGAAAAAATAGGAGAAGTAAGATTATGGAATCCACCACAAAAGCAGAAGTAGTAGAAAGAAAACCGTTACCCGATAGCGGAGGGCGTACTGAATTTGAAACAGGATCAGTGAGGGATTCTATGGAAGGAAAAGGTTGTCCTAACCAACTGCCCATAGCAGCGTTGAAGGCCGTCAGTCGTAGGTTCGAACTAGGCAGTTACAAGTATGGCGAGCGCAACTGGGAGCGCGGTCAGTGTTTCAGCAGATATATCGATGCAATCTACCGACACCTATGGGGTTTTATGGAAGGTTGTGAAGAAGAGGATCACCTTAGCGCAGTTATCTGGAATGCCATGTGTTTGTATCAAACGGACGAGTGGATAAAGGAAGGTAAATTGCCCGAGGAGTTAAGGGATATTGTAAATACACAAAACCCCGTCAAATAAATTTTTAACTTTTTTTTAATACTATTATAGTAGCCTCGGATTTTTCATTAGGTAGTTATTTAGCCTGTTTCCTAACAAACCTGAAAATTCAATGTGCTATGGTGTAGCCATGAGTACAAACAAAAAACCTAAAAGTAAAACTGCATTGCAGAAACTATATGAGAAATGGATAATGATCCAGATGGAAGCGCAAGAGTCTAAACTCGTGCTTGCAAAACGTGAAGGACATTGGGGTGTTTACTTAGTTATAAATAATATCCCTGTTGCCAAACTCTTAACACACTCGGAGTTAATGGAAACGGAACCAATGTTTAAACCTAGTGAAGTATTGCAAAACGGTTTGGAAAAGTTAATGGATAGAGACCCGAGGTTCTTTAATCATGTTTCTGGGCATAAAACAATCGATCCAGATCAGTTAGATGAATATGGAGGTGACGGCTTTGAAGAAGAGTTCCAACCTTTAATTGATGAGCTAATAACTTATGATGCTAAATTGTAAATAAAACTTAAAACAACAAACAAAAAAGAAAGCTCTCGGGAAATCCTCGGGGGCTTTTTTTTATGCCTTAGAAAAAGATTGACTTATAAGTAATAAACAACATCCCTCACATGAGAAGAAAAGGCGTATCACTTAGGAAAGAACATAAGTCAGAAAAAGGTGGTCTAACTAAAAAAGGCCGAGACTATTATAATAGAAAGACTGGTTCTAATCTTAAAGCTCCACAACCAAAGGGAGGTTCTAGGAAGAAAAGCTTTTGTGCAAGAATGTCAGGGGTGAAAGGCCCAATGAAAGACTCAAAAGGTAGACCAACTCGTAAGGCGCTTGCTCTTCGCAGATGGAAATGTTGATTAAAAAAAAAAGAAATGAAAAGACCCAAGCTAACTTTACGTCAAGAAAAGACGATGAAAAAACATTCAAAACATCACTCGAAAAACCATTTAGCTTTTATGAGAAAGTTAATGTTACAGGGTGTAAGTTTTGGGGAAGCTCATAAACAAGCAGTTAAAAAAATAGGAAAATAGTAATAACAACAAATGAAACGTAAAGGTTTATATGCGAACATCCACGCAAAACGAGAAAGAATAAAAAAAGGAAGCGGAGAAAAAATGAGAAAAGTAGGTTCAAAAGGGGCACCGACAGCTAAGAATTTTAAAGAAGCTAAGAAAACTGCTAAGAAGCCCAAAAGAGGTAAGCTTCGTATATCTAAGAAAAGATACTAATGGATAATACATTCCCATTTGTTTCCGATGAACTGATAAGATCCCTCGATGAAATCTTCCCTCCTAAAGAGTTCAGCCCAAAGGATGAATATCGAACAATAGATTATTATTTTGGTCAACGAAACATCGTCAATTTTTTACGCGCAAAGAACGCGGAGCAAAACGAAAATATTTTAACAAACAATAATTAACAAAGAGAAAACCATGTGCTTATCACGTCCAAAAATACAGGCTCCACCGCCACCCCCAATAGTCCCACCAATACAAGAACCCAGTGAGGTTGCGGAAGTGGTAGAAAACAAAGCCGACAAAAACAGAAGAGCAAAGAAGCGCACAGGAAACAGTTCTCTTACAATTCGACGACCCTCGGTATCCACTGCAAAGTCGGGGTCTGGAGCTAATACAAACACTTATTAATAACAGCAGTAGAGAAAAGCGATGATAACAAGCACAACTATAAACTTATTAGGAACGGGTGACACTAACGGAAACGGTACGTACAACTCGGGAACTAGTAGCCCGAAGATAAACCCTATTAAGGGTGGAACCTATTCCTTCTTAGCCTCGGGAGACTTCACCGTAGGAACTACACTAACTCTACAACACAGAGTAGGGGATGCATTTGTAACCATTGGGCCTGATGCAGTGCTTACAGCAGCAGGGGGATGTATTTTCACAACTTCCCAAACGGAAATCCAGTTAGTAGTAAGTAACAGAACGGCTGCTTCAGCACGTATGCAAAATCTTTACGTAGACATTGCCCCAATCGACTAATCATAAAATTTTTCAATGAGTTATTCATCGTCTTCCTCTTCTTCTTCTTCAAGTAGCAGTAGCAGTACTTCAGCTAGCAAGCCGTCGTCCAATTTGACAACACCTCTTACTGCGGAACTAACAAGACCGCTAACAGGTGCAGAACTTGAGGAACTATTTCTTGAGAAGTTTAAGCTGACTTTGAGTAACACTGAGTTGGTAACTAATGGAGACTTTGATACTGACACAAATTGGAGTAAGGGAACTGGGTGGTCTATTGCTAATGGCGTTGCTGCAAGTGACGGAAGTCAAAACGCTAACTCAGGATTGATTCAATCTAGTGTTCATACTGTAGGGAAAAAATACACTCTTAGTTTTGATGTTGTTTCTACTAATGGGGAGGAAATTAAATTCTGGGTCAATGGTGCGCAAAATATTTTCTCTTCTGCATTAGCAGTAGGAACACATACATACACTTACACAGCGTTGCACACAGGTACGGCTTACTTTGAAGCAACAGCAGCTTTTGTAGGATCAATAGACAACGTATCCGTTAAAGAAGCTATCAAGCAAGCACCAGTAGCAGCCTTTTCTCTTCGTAAGCTCGGCAACGTGTCTCCGTATGCTGCAAGAATAAGACGCTCAAGCGACAACACCGAGGCACAGGTTTTCTTTGATGCTAGTAATCGAGTGAGTGAGTCTTCGGGCGTAAGGAATACATCACAGAATTTGTTGAGTTACTCTGAGGACTTTAGTCAGTGGACTGATAATGGAGGAGGTTCAGCTACTCTTAGTTCAACGATAACTGACCCTTTTGGCGGTAATAACGCTTGGGAAATTGAAGGGGATACAACCAACGCTTGGGCAGGTAAATTTATTAATGTCTCAGGAGTAGCTACAGGTACGCAGTACACTCCTTCGTGCTATTTAAAAAAGGGAACCAGTACGTTAACAAAGTTCGGACTTTACGATTCCAACACTTATCCTCATTGGATTAGCATTGAAATTGCGTGGAGTTCGTCAGGGGTTCCGAGTACATCTTCAAATATAGGAGCCTCAAATATAAATTACGAAGCTATCGGAACTGATGGGTGGTATCGCATTAGCTTTACTGGAACTTCTCTTAATAATGACGGAACACAGCAGTTTCAAATACAGCCTGACAGAAATGGTACTTCTGACGGCACAGTCTATGCGTTCGGAACCATGCTTGAGGAAACAGTCACTTACGAGTCCACTGGAACTGAGAAGGTAACTAATGGAGACTTTGATACTGACAGTGATTGGACAAAAACATCTGGTGTTACTATTTCAGGTGGC